GATGGTGGGTTCCCCACTCGCCCTCCGTCACGCCTTCCAGCGCAGCCGTTGCCTGTTCCGCCAGCCCATCCCCCGCGCCCATGCGGGCGATGGCGGCGAGGGCGTCGGCTTCCTTAATGTATGCGTCTTCGTTGTGCCACGGATGCAAACGCGGCACCCCCTCCAGCACCTTTGCGTCCCATGTGTCGGTCATTTCTGCGGCTCCTTTACATATGCTGAAATTTGCTCACGAAACGCGGGCGGGTGCTGTCGGTTGAATTGCTCAACCACAGTTTTAACTAGCGCCGCATGAGCGGGCGAAAGCGTCCAGTCACTCAGGCTGTGTTGCATCTGCAATTTTTGCAATGGTGCGGCCTCCACCCCGGCGCAGTCAAAAGTTCAGCAACGAGCCATTCCGGCAGGCCAGACAGAATTTCCGGGTGAGCCTCTGGATAACCGCAGCGGTCTTCGTGGATTTCAGTTTCTCCAGTTGCATCAAGTTGCCATCCCTTTTGCGGAACCAACCAGTCACACTTTTTCATTGCAAACACCTTTCATTGAGATGGCTTCGCACCATTGGCGGGCTGCGGGTAGCGACGGGAAAAGCCCCGTCGCCACGACTTTGCTCTCATGAACTACAGAGGCAAAATACGGATCGTCTCTGCGGTCGATCTTGGACACGCAAAGGTCAAACCCGTTAATTGTGGTGGTGATTTCGTCCCCGACCACCAGATACGGGGCCATCCACTTTTTTTCGCTCACTTTGCTGTCTCCTTAATCTTGGCAATCTCAGCACGCAGTCGGTGCCATGCTTGATGGTCGCGGTCGCTGATCCGTAGGACTTCCTCTGCTGCCCCCCGCAACGCCTCCATCTGCGCGGTGAGCGTGGCGACGGTGGCCTCGGCCTTCAACTGCGCCTCGTAGGCTTCCTGCGACTGACCCATCGCGGCAATGGTGTCCAGCGCGGCTTCACGCTTCTCCCGCTCCAAGGCTTCGATGCGGTCGGCGGCAAGGTCGACAGCTTCCCATTCATGCATGTTATGGGGGTCGAAGTCTCGCAGCCGCTTCACCAGATCATCAGTCATAGCTTTTCCTTGCTCACATTCGCCCGCAGATACAGCCGCTTCGACCCCGCTCCGCAGATTGGGCATTTGATCTCACGGGCCAGCTTGCTCAACTCCTTCGCGTCCGTCGGAAAGATGTCATTGGCGGTGCTAAAGTTTGTGCTGCATTCGCCACAGCGGAAGTGCATACGGTTGTCTGGGTCAGTCATCGCTCACATCCCCATTATCATCAGAAGACCCCGCGTTGTCGTCTCGGCCATCGCCTCCGCGATCAGGTGGAAGACCATGATCCACAACACGATCAGCACGATCCACTTCAACATAGGCGTGTCCTTTCGGCGGGATGACATGCGGCCCGCAGGCAGCGAGAGGGAGGGCGAGGAGTAGGTATTTCATTGTCATTCCTCCCAAAGGTGCGGCATCCCAGCGGCTTCTGCCGTAAAAACGCCAATTGCATTGCGAAAGTCGTGAAGCGCGTTGATAGCATCGCGCAGTCGTTCGTTCTCGACATCAATAGCAGCCAATCGCTCCAATAAGTCTGTCATCCTGCGGGCCTCATCAATGCGCAATGCCAGCATCGCCTTTAATTCTCGTTTCGGCATTCGGTTGTTTGGCCGATCAAAGTAAATGGGATGCGGATACTGCATGTTGCACCACATTTTATCCATGTGGCCTTTGGTTGTGATGTATCGCTTGCTCATTCGGTCAGTCCTTCCGGTCTGGGCTGCGGGCTGATTGAGGACGACGGCACGAATGTCTCTTCGCAGATGACGCTGTAGTCATAGGGCAGAGGATCAGTGACGACGTTGATATTCTCCTCGCAGGCTGCAAGGTTTTCGTAGATCACACCGCCCGTTGTTCCATCCATCGGGCCGGACAGCACTGTGATAAACATGATGGTCCAGTATTCCATCACTTGCTCCTCGCTTTGCTCAGTATCTCGTTGATGTGTTCCAGTAGGAACTTGTTCTCATCGATGATCTCACGGCCACGCTCAGAGGAGTGAAGCACTGTGCTTGCATCCCTCTTGAAGATGCGGGCTATCTGCGGGTTGCTCATCCGCACGATGTCATGCAGCACACAGAAGAGGACGTGTCTTGCGTTGGCCAGTGGCAGCTTGCGACTGTATCCCATCATGTCTTCTCGCGTTGAGTTAGAGAGGCGAGAGAACTCATCGATGATGATGTTGATGTCGTGCTGATTGTCTTCCTGCACGAAGTCAAAGACGCATGGGTCTTTCTTCTGCGCTGGTTTGAAGTTGGCTTTGACACCACGCTTCTTTGTTTCGAGCGCAGTTTCCAAGGCGCTTCTGGATAGAAGCTGAGCGTATCGCTCTTCGCTGGTCATGGGATTCTCCTAAGAAAAAAAGCCGGAGCGTTAGCCCCGGCTAGTTGGCGGCGTGTCCAACAGGAGAGGCTGTAGGTTAGAAGGGAATCTTGTCGTCGTCAAACGAAGGCTTCCGTGGCGCTTCTTCCTTGGCCTCTCTCTGGTTGGATAGAGAGAAGGTCATGTATGGCGCGCCATCCTTCATGCGCTTCCACGCTGCCATCCTGCGAGAGTGCAGTGGGCCAGTGTAGTCAGGCGCATTCTCTGACTCTTTCTTTTCATTGACGAAGAGGGTGCCAACCTTCTCGAAGACTTCGATGACCTGCTTGCCGGCCTTGGTCTGATCTTTGACGAGGACGATCTTACGATCATTGCCTTCATCGTTGATCTTGCCCTGAAGGATTAGCTTCTGAGTATCGAAGGGTTTGAAGGCTGCGCCTTTGTCGGTGTTGTCGTAGTCACTCATCAGAGTCTCCTTTGCTTTGATATTTCCGAAGTGCTTCTGGCTGTTCGCCAGAGAACACCCTACCGCTTGCCCAGTCGCTTACGTTTTGCGCGCTGAAAACCTGCATTTCATTGCGGTGTACGGTGCATTGGCCACCTAACCCTTGCTCAAGCATAAGCTTGGCTAAATTGCGGATTATTAGGCCGTCTCCGATAACCTCTAGGTCGCCGCACCTTGCTCGGTTGACCATGCGGTATTCGCTGTCGTTGCGATCAATCCGCACCGAGTCGAGTTCGATACGGTGCATGGTCAAAACGCCCCGAAACCAAGCCAGATCATGACGCCATGAACCACTGCCACGGGGAAGAAGACTGCGCCTGCAATAAGGAAGCCCCAAGCTTCTGCGCTAATGCTGTAGACCACATGGGTTATCCATGCAGAGATTGCGATGAAGAAGAGGAGAATGGGCATTACCATCCACCTCCATCATTCTTGCCTGCCTTGGAGTCAGCTGAGTATTTGTCGCCGTCATGTTCCCCAAGGAACACATCGGCATTGAATCCAAGGTGAGACAAAGCCTTGGTCAATCCGTCAGTCACCGACATCTTCGGTGCATCTTCGTTGATCCTGCCCTTGGCTGCGTCGAAGAACTTGCGACAGCCGGGGAAGGGGCCGAAGTTATTGGCTGGATTGTCGGTCCAGACTTCTACCTGAGAGACCACAGCGGTGTCGCCATTGGAGAGGTTGATGAAGCTGGTCTTGGAGTGCCAGCCCCAGCCTTGGCCAACAGGACCAAAGGCTTTGGTGGCTGACATCACTTGGTATTGGGGGTCGATGCTGGTGAAACTGCGCGCACCGAGCGTGACCTTCTTGAGATACTTGGGATCAGACTTGGAGACTTTATCCCAGAGTTCCATGTTGTTGGACATGATTACTTCCTCACGGTGAAGAGTAGGGAGCCAGCTTTGCTGCGCTTGATGGTGAGCAGGTCGCAGTAAACCTCTCGTTCATTGTCTGCGACCATTGCCTTCAGGTCTTTCTTGGCGGTGTCGAAGGCCTTCGCAGCATCCTGATGTTTGATGTATTCGTGGGCTGAGTTGATGAAGGCATTGTCGTGGCTGGCATCTCGACGGACCATCTGGTCCACCTCAATCTTGTCGATGGAGAGTTGCGGCGTATCGACACCAACAGGCTCTTCATCCCGTAGAACGTAGCCCCAGAAGTCTGACACCACTGCCCACATAGAATGGAAATAGTCGTTGTTGTATTGGACATAGGCTGACTCCCACTTGCTGTTGCCGAAGATCACGGAGAGGTAGGCACCGTCTGCTTTGGCCAAGTGGCAGTAGAGTTGAATCTGCGGCATGTATCTTTCGATCATGGTTTCCATGCTGGAGTGCAGGCCAGTGTGCTTGGCCTCAACAATGGAATCCTTCCAGATGGCATCGACCATGCCCTTGACCGGGACCGATCCGATCTGTGCTTGCAGTTCAAGCTGGTGGTTCTTGAGGATACACTTGTGCTGACGCTCGAACCATTCGAGGTTGAATGACTCGGTGTGGATACCAAGCTGAACAGCGAGGTTGTCAGTCAGGTCTTCGCTCTCCGCTCGGCCTGTCTTGATCTGCCAGAGTTCAAGCCATTCGCCTTGCATGATGCGGACGCAATCGGACCCGCCGATGAATCCAGTTCTCTTCATTGTTTTTCTCCTGTTGTTTTCCACACACTACTGCTTATGTGCAGCAATGTAAAGGTCATATGGTGCAAGGTCGGCCTCTGTGATGCCATGCTCTTTCATGAGAGCTTCTCGCCTTGCGCCTTTGAGGTATCCCTCGCCCACTGCTTCCCTTGCCCGAATGCGGGCAGCAGCAAGGCGTAGAGGGTCTATTGAGGTGGTTCGGGTAGGGTGAGTAGGGGAAGGTGCAGAGTAGGCCTGTGAGGCCGCTCTTGTGGCGTCTATGAAGTCCTTCGCAGTGGGGAGAGATTGCCGATCCGCTCACGGTCGAGGTTGCTTGGGATGTGAGCGTTGATGCCTTCGATCACATCATTGATTACAATCTTTGGATCAAGACCGTTGGGCATAGAGAAGCGAGGGGCAATCTCCGTCTTGAACCACTGACCAACCAGAGCAATGCGCTGTTCATAGGTCATCGAGTGCATCTCCCCAGCCGTTGTTAAGCTTGGGTGTGCGGGCAATCTTTTCTGCGGTCAGGTCATCCTCCCAGCGTTCACCGTTCAGCCACGTTGTTGGATGAGGAATGTACTGCTGAGGAATCTGCATCTCTTCGACGAAGCGGGCGTAAGCTTGAGCGCCATTCACAATGGATGCTGGATCGCTATACGAAGCCTTGTTCCTGAAGGCGAGACGAGCGTGTCCTTTGGAAATCTTCCGAGGATACACAGACCAGAACGCATCGAACATGTTCTCGACCAGTGTCTGTGAGACACTAGAAGTATTCTTCTTCTTCTTTCTTATCTCTAGAGAGATAACTCTATTATCTTCGGGTGTCTGTGGGACACTAGTCATGTCATTCTCCATGAGGCAGGTGAACTGATAGTGGGTAGAGCGACCACCTTCTGAGCGAACGATGAGTCCATGTTGCTCACACCAGTGCAACGCACGAATCGTTGTGCTTCGGCTAAACCCTGTTAGCTCGGACACAGTGTCAATGCTGGGGAAGCACCGACCTTCGTGGTCAGTGAAGCTGGCAAGGATCAAGAGAACACTCTTGGCATAGCCGTTTGGAATAATCCAATCGGCAAGCTCTTTCATGAGAGCTTCTGCATACATGGCAACCTCTACATTGTGAGCGCCATGCCTCTGTGGTATGAGAGGACAAGCGCTGCGGCATCAGCGTAAGGCGGGGTGGTGTTGACGCACCTACCCGCCACCGGAAACATCCAAACAAATCAAGGGCTTCTATTGGGGTCAGCACCTTGCCTGTCTTCAGGTAGTTAAGAACCATCTGGTTCTGAGTCTCGCTCATCTTGTTTCTCCATCAAACGTTGGAATGTGTCGCCGCTCATCACGACAACAACCTGCGGCGTTCCTCGCCGTCTCTTGTAGAAAGCAATGTCTCTGCCAGTCAGAACAGAGAAGGGGCTGGGGAAGCCAGAGAGATCACGATACTTAACCTCCCCTACCAGTCGGTGTCCCATGAGTTGGACGATGACATCCCCTGACCATTCTCCGCCGAGCGATCCTGAGAGGGGCTGTCGCTTGGCTGGGATTCCCATGTCGTTGAGCCAATCAACGATCCACTTTTCGTGGTGCAATCCTTTAGCCTTGTTCTTGTTGGGCATCGTCCATCCTCATAGCAAGGCAAGCAGAGGAAGGCGTGTTCATTGAGGCTAACCAACTGCGCTACATACAAGTAGGCAGTGTTGCCACATGCATCACAACTCGTCGGCTTGCCGGGGTAAGACTTCGATTTCGTATTCGAGCGCATCAAGCCAACACATCAGCATGAATCCAGAAGGTATGCGCTTATGCGTTTCCCACTTGTGGATCAACGACACAGTGCAACCTATCCTGTCAGCCAGTGCTTCTTGGCTTAAACCGCGCTCTGATCGTGCGATTATTAACCTTAGAACCAAGTCTTCGTAGTTCCTCGGAATGCGCACGGGCCTGTTGAAGTGCGTGAAGTTTCTCAATGGCTTGCATCACCCTCTTCGCTGTCTCATGACGAAGCTCAGTCTCACCCTTCTTCGTGCGATAGTAAGTAGAAGTAGGGATATCCGCAGCCTTGAAGGCTTTTAGTAAAGTCAGGCCGCACTCGTCGGCCCGACTCTGTAGTGTTTCGAGATATGATTTCATGCGCTGCACAATTGCAGCGATGCTCACATCAGTCAAGCATGTCAGCGGCTAGGGCTGCATATCCACAGATATCCACAAGGGAATCTTCAGTGGGTCTGCTGTCAGTTCGTGCCACTTTCAGGAGGATCATCATCATGGCCACGTCAGTGGGGTCGAATGTGATTCGATCCCCCATGCACCTGCCCTGATAGATGTTCCAAAACTTGGAGATGGTATCGAACGATCTCTCAGCTTCGCCGTATTCCTCACGACGATCACCGTTAATGATCTTCTTCGCCTTCTCCAAGATCAAGTTCGACCTGACCTGATCCTCCGCATTCATCGCATCGTTCCCAGACCGCATAAGGTTCTCCTGTGCTTCTCTGAAAGCTTGCTCCTGCATAGTATTCCACTTCCACTTCGCCATAGCCGTCACACTCCGGGCAGGTTGTCCATTTAGTAGGGGATTTCGTCATCGATTGGTGCCTCATAGATATGCTGATGCGCCTGTTCCCAAGCATTCACCGCACGAGCAATGAACTTCTCGCGATCAAAGCGAGGATTGGATTTGGCCAGCTCATCTGCAAGATCATGCAGCTTACTCGGCCAGCCCACCATCGGGCCGACCGTATCTGCAATGAAATCAAAGTGTTGCTTAGACATTCTCATTCGATGGTCCTTTCGATTGTCGGGTGGACGAGCAGTGCATCATTGTCATTGTGGTAAACGTGGACGCGCAGGCTTTGCCCATCCCTTCCAGTGAACAGATACTCACGAAGGCTGAAGGATTTGAACTTCTTTACTTCAGCTTTGATCTCAACGACGTTGAATATTTCTGCATTCACGCTCATGCCATCTCTCCCCAGAGCTTGTGTTGCATTGCCTTGGCAATCGCATCCTCACGATTGCGACGTGCCACTTCAGGATTCTTCAGGTCCTTGGTGTGGCTGGCCCAGTAGGTCATCGCATTGTAGAGCGCCCACTTGTTGCCACCCAGTTGGTAGGCTTCGTCACCCCAGATACTAAGCAACCGTTCCAGTTGCTTCTCGTTGGTCTTGGTCTCTTGCTTCTGATTGCTGAAGCCCTTGGCAATCGTGGCTTTGAAGAAGGTCTCAGCCATGTCGCCTGTCACCTTGGCACTGCGCCACTGGTTCCACACAGCAGGCTGTTCCATGAAGAACTCAAGGCCATGGATCATCTTCACTGCGCTGCCTTCCACGTTGATGGATTGCGTGTGCTTGAAGCGAGACACAGCGGCATGATGTGCATGGGTGCAGCCGTTGGTGCAGAACAAGCGCAGGCCATCGGCTGACTGAGTGAATGCCCAGCTTCCATCGTAGCTGTTGAAGAAGCTGATGCGGAACTTCACATAGTCTCCGACAACAGGCTCGACTGTCAGGTCGTTGAAGAGAATCTCTCCCCTCAGTTTGCGTCCACCTTCTGCCAGTGCAAAGGTGGTAGTGTAGTCCTTGCTGATGTTGGCATTCTTCATGGCATCCATGATGCTGCTGACCACATCATCGTG